GAACACAATGGAAAAGGCTGTTATTCAAGCTGCTCAAATACAGATAAACTTGATCAACAAACAAAAAGAAGCGGCCAACAAAAAACTTGCCATTGATGAGCGAGCGGCTAAGATAACTGGTGAAAATAAAGGTAGGGATGCACTTGAGGTCGCTAATGAGGGATTAGCAAATAGAATAAATATTCAGCAAGGAGGTAATGTTGCTGGTGTCGCGACAGCTACTCCTCTTGATGTCACATCTCTCGGAAGAAGAAGAGATGAACTTGCCCAGAGAGGCAAAGATATACGTCAGCAGCTTGGAATAGGAGCTGATGTTAGTGCAGAACAGGCTGCAACACTTGAACTTGAAGGTCAAAATGAGCTAGTAAAACAACTTGCTGAGGTGACTGCAGCTGAAAAAGGAACACAACAAGCCCTTGAGACACTAGCAGATGACACTAGTAGACTTGCGGCTGTTCAATCCAATATAGAAAAACTAGAAAAATCTAAGTTAAGTGCCGAGCAAACCTTTGATAATATAACTCAAGAGCTACAACAAGCATTTGCGTCTGGAGATGTGCTAAAGATTAGAGAGTTACAGAACAAGCTTGCAGCTCCAGCAAAAGCCTTAGAGAAAGCGCAGAAGGGAGAGGCTCTTAGTTTTGAGGAAGCAGCCCTACTTAAGAGTAAAGAAGGTCAAGGTATACTGAGAGGTACCGGGCTTCAAACAGATGAGCAGATAGAAGAGTTAAATAATAATGCCGGAAGGGCAATCTTGCAAAGTGACGCATTCGGTGTTGCATTACAAGGCTTTGGAGGACCGCAGCAAGACTTTATAAAATCAAGAGAAGGTCTTGGTAGAGCATTTGATGATAGCGATATAGAAGTAGAGCGAGAAAAAGCCCGACAGATAGCAGGAGAACAGAAGGCAGCTGTTGATTCAAATCTTGGTGCTGCGGAAAAGAAGGTTGCTGAGATGCAAGCAAAATATAATGATGAGCTAATTAATGCTAGCGTAGCATTGCAGTTTGCCGGGGATGAGCTGAGAAGATTCAGGGAGTTAGCATTACAAGAAGTTGGAGGCACGGATTCTGATAAATTTGGAGAAGCTAATCAATTCCTTAAAACTCTTAAGAGTCAATTTGAGGGCAGAAAAAATGCTAAAGGTGAAGACCTGCTTAAAACTGATCTGGCCGGGAATATCACTAATTTAAACGATGCTAACAAAAAGGCTCTTGAAGATATACTTGGACCAGAATTACAAGCCAAGCTACAAGAGAGGATGAAAGAATTGACTGATGCTGGGGTTGGGGGAGTGAGCACTGAGATGGCGCTGAACTCGCTACAGAGAACTCAGAAGGGGCAGTCCACACTGACTGATAGACAGAAGAGAAATCTTGCGAATAAATCCCGATTCTTTGGAGAAGAAGATAGGGCTAAGAAGCTTCTGGAAGATAAGGGAACAGGAGTAGTACTGGACAAGGGAGTTAAAGATATTGCACCTCCTAGAACCAGAGAAGAAATTCTGCAGGAGATGAGGGCTCGATCTGTAGCTACAACTGACCGACTAAGAGAACCACTGACTGATGGTCGTGGACAGCTGGCTGAAAAGCCAGCACTGGCACAGCCTGCGAATGCGGCAGAAGCAGCAGAAATTCTGAAGGCTATAAATGCTGCCGGGCTGAATCCTGACGCTCTTGTCGATCCCCAAATGCTTGGGAATCTTAGAGATCCTAATTCAGGAATGCCAGCAGGTTTTGGCAGACAGGGAGCATTCCCCGGAAATATTGCTGAGCCACTAAGACTACCTGCGCCGAATCCTCGTGAAGCGCTCGAAGGAAGATTGCAAGAATTTGCTCCAGATCGACGCGATATTGAAAACTTTGGTCAAGCACCTATTGATGCCGGAGCGATGCTTGGAGGAGAACTACAAACTTCCGCAGAAGCGTTTGCACCAGTTTCTGAAAACCTAGTTAAAGCTAGCGAGAACATCAGTAAATTACAAAATATGCAAATAAATAGTACATTCGGAAATCTTCAAATAGATCTTAATGCCGCTGGAGCTAATAATATGATTCAGAAGGCAATGGAATTATACGCTATGGAACAAATAGAAGCTAAAATTCCTGAGATCAAGGAACAAATTTTAAGTGACGTTAAGAGTCAGATGCTCACATAATAAGGAAAGTTAGATGGCAATTACAGGCATAGAAGTGACATATGGAACAGGCATGGATGGGGCGCCGTTTAAGCTCAAGCCAGCTCCATTACTTAGTTATTCACTGGAAACATTCAGGACTAGCTCAAATGAGATTATTCTTGGGGGTTTGCATAGGTATACTCTTGATGGAACCTATCTTCCTACCGGCAGTATTCTAGCTGGAGCTCCAGAGCTTTTTACACAAAAAGAAGCACTTGTAAATGCTTTCAGTAAAGACTATCAAGATTTTAAAATTGAGTTCAAAGGCACAACTCCTGAATGCAACAAGACAGTTGTTTGCGGAAAGCCACTGATAGAGTCTTTCAGTATAAGTAGTGAAAATAATTTTACAACATTTATAAAGTATGATGTTGAACTTGTTTTCCCAGCATCCTCTATAACAGGAACCTCAGACTACCTAAGCTTTCAGTCGAACCTTGAAAGTGCTTCTACAGAGTTCAGTCTTGAGACTATAAACCAACCATACAAGTATGGTTCAGAGAGAGCTGCCCCAATAGTTCAAATTAGCAGGAATATTAATGCTAAAGGGATACATGGCCCCAAAAGCGGTCAGTGCCCTGCTGATTATACTTCTGCATTCACCTCAGCTATGGGTTATGTGCAGAGTGCTGCTGGCAGAATGCCTCCATCGATAGCAACAAAAGGTATGTATAATGTAGACGCCGACAATAGTCTTTTTTATGTTACCAGTAGAACTCTTACTTCTAATCAAGAAGATGGCACGGCTTCAATAACAGACACTATCATAGCTATACCTACTGGGGGTCCCGGAACTGAAGAAGTTGCTGCCTCTGGTCGTCCGGGTAACTTTGCAGTATATGATACCTTTAGTGTTGAAGCTGGTTCGGAATTAGCTAATGGACTAGGCACAATAACTGTGCAGGGAGACCTTCAAGGATGGACTTCATTCTCCCAAAATGTTAGTGGTCAAGCTACAGATAATGCAGCCAGTGGGATGGTAACTGCTGGAACTGGAACTGGACCAGATGCAGCTTCCTTGCTGGTGCCTTTTTATAAGGGAACCACAGCATTTGATAATGTTTCTGGGTATATGAATGCAGCACATGCTAATGATCTATTTTATAAGAGGGCTGAGACACTATATAGCGGAGGAGACATAAGTAAAGAACTTCACCTAAAGTCTGTTTTACCACTGAAAAAGAAACCTGTTTCTAGTAATGTTAGCTATAATATAGCAGAGGGAACAGCTTCCTATACCTTTACATATGACAATAGACCAAGTAATTTGAATCCGGGGGCATTGTCTGAATCAATAAGCCTAAGTAGGGCCAGACAGATTCCTGTTCATGCCGCTTTAACTATATTAGGAAGAGCAGCAGGGCCATTGCTTCAAGATATAGGAACAAAGAGCGCACTTACTCAGGACCTGAATATAGAAGCCACCTTTGTACCTAGAGCCTCTGGAGAAGACGGAATAGCAAGTGAGTCAGCAGCTGTTGCAACTGGAGGGCTCTGGCAGGTCCATGACGAAGCAGGAACAGGTTCTATTAGCATAGGGGACGTTAAGGATAGCTACAACTTTATTGCAACCGCATTTGAAGGTAGTATCACCGGAGAAGGTGGAACAACCAACTCCTTCTTCAAGACTCAAGATAATGAGACATTTGACCCTAAAAACGCTAGGTATACTAGAGCTATAAGTTATATATATGTGCCATGCACTGGATCATAAAGGATTGAAATGACAGTTTGCCCAGAATTAAGCCCTACAGTCGTAGGCCCATTTGAACAGACAATGTTTCTTGGTTGTTCTGTAATATCCGTATCTTCGAGTGTCGGGTGGAATGAGCAAGAGAGCAGTATAACTGTTGAAATTGCTAAGGACAATTGCGAAGGCAGCAAGCGCTACTACCCTCGTCCCGGTCAATCATTATTGTGGACTGATCCTGACCCCGGATTTCAAACGCCTGCAATCGGAGGTCCAGTATACTTCAGGCTTGGAGACTTCGAGTTTGCTGGAGTAGTTCAGTCTTGGTCTGAAAGCAAAAGCTCTTCTGGCAACCCTATATATAGTGTAGTTATATCAGACCCAAGGTTTCTTCTTCAAAACTTAACAGTTATAACTTCTGATTATGCTGGCTCTGTAGGAGCTACTTATAATCTGATTAATGCGTATGGCAATCTTGAAGGCGCAACTTCAGACTGTCCTCAAGGGCTTATAAATGGAGCTAGCTTTGGTTCTCCGGCTGGTGGTTTTGGAACAGCTTCTGTTAATACAGCAGGTATCCCTTGGAACAGACTTAAGGAGTCAATTTCTTCCCTTCTTACAGGATATGCAAACGTCCATTTTAGTCCTTATGGACATGCTGTTTTTAAGGGACATGCCCCTGATGCGTCAGACCCAAATAGATATAAGTTTGGACTATTGGAGCATGATGGCTTCTCACAACCAATTATAGACGATTTTGGAGGCAATGGATATACCGCAAAGTATTTTGTCGATATAACAGAGATTCCATTCACATCGTCTTATTTTAGAATTGCAGGGCCATCACTATCTCTGATGGATATTATAACCCAAGTAGCAGATCTTGCAGGGTGCGACTATTTTATTGAACTTATAGTTACTTCACTCAAGCAAAAGGTTATTAAAGTAAGGGCCGTACAGAGAGCAACACAACCAACTTTAGGAAGAATAGAGCAATATGTAGATACTACAGATGGTGTAACTGCAAAAGACGTTGGTAGAGAACTTAGGAACGAGCCCACATCAGTGTTCTTGTATGGTGCTAAAGTTCAAACTATGTATCAGCAAGAGAACGACCCTTCTTATATAGCAAGATACTGGGGCGATGACTATTTTGGAAATAGAATTCTAGCTTCTGGAACTTTCGGTAGTGGCTACAAAATAAGAATGGACTTTAGGGGGGTTCAAGGAGGCCTAGTGTACCCTCTCAAATTCAACGGCGCAAACGTAAATTTCTTAGATGTGTCAGAAGATGAGCTTAGATTTGCCCTTGGTGGTGTTAAGCCTTATTTGAGTTATTCTCTTAGTCTTGGAGCCCCAACAGGAGCTGGAGGATATGTAGACTTTAATAGCAACTCAGGAGGAACCGACCTAGGAAAAGCTCTCAGAGAAAGTTATGATGCGGTAGGAAGCGTCACTATTCCTAGGAATACAGAGGTTGCCAGAACTAATCCCAACAAACCAGCTATAGGCATAAAGATTGCCGACAATATAGGTGAAACTACAGGCAATATGCTTAAAGGATTAGGTGCGGCACAAAGCGGTAAAGATGCCGAGAAGGTTATGAACTTTGTCAAGAACTTTGCTGATGAGTATTATGGTAAGCAATACCTAGTACAACTACCATTGGTTTGCAGTGGGTTTGATACTGACTCACAAACCAATCAGTATTCAGATGTCCCTACCTCGGATGGAGCGTACCCAGCTTCAGGAACTACTAATATATTGGGGCTACCTTATCCTAGCACAGGGATGGATGTCTTTACAGATGAATCAAACAAGATCTCTTGTTTTGTAAAGTACATTAAGCCTACGGGATCGGGCTCTAGTCTTGAGCTTACTGGAGGTGAATATGTAGAATTTTCTGGCAATTCTTTGTCAGGTGTATTCTTAAAAGCAGAAGTAGAGTCTGATAAGATCTACCTATACAATGGCTTTCCGACGGCGCTTGTAAAAATATCAAATCCTCCTACTACTGGATCAGGAAGTGCAATCGAGGATCTACTTAATGCATGTCCAATCCCACAGCGACCGGCTAAAAAGATTGTAGTCTCCGGAGACCCTATGGGAGCAATGCAAAGACACATGTACAAGGCTGCTGCTTATAGGTTTATACCAAGTGGCTTCGCAGTTCCCATGTTAAGCAATGTTGTTAGATATGGACCTTGGAACGTTGCAGGGCCACCGGGACCAGTCAAATTTGAGTCAGATGATGCGCTGAATCCTTGGGAATATGGCGGCTATGATACGATGCAGGCGGCTGGCATTGAAAAGACACGAGAGGGTGTTACATTCATGCAGGAGGGAGAAAGAGGTAGCTTAACGCTTCCGGGCTATCCTGCAAAAAGCCTCGGGTCAGAACTACAATCTACAACAGTTCTTATGTCAGGATTAAGCCTAGTTAATACTCCCGGCACGTATACTCCTTATTCCGGTATAACCATGGGAGTAATGAACGGGACCTATGGGCCAAACCTAACATCTATGAGTGTTAACATTGGAGAGGGAGGAGCGACAACAACATACCAGTTTGCTACTTTCACACCTTCTTTTGGTAGAATGTCAAAGTTAAACTCAGATAGAATTAAAAAGTTAAGCAAGCAGAGGACTAAGTTTTTTAAAGAACAGAGAAGAATGCAGCTTCTTAATTCTAAACTTAGAAAAGCTGAAAAAGCTATAAAGAATGCAGAGGCTATAGCCAAGCAAGTTGAAAAAGCAAATGCTGCCAAACCACCGAACAACATAAAAGTTGGCGTAATAGACAGGGCAACGTCAGGCAACCAGTCAGGCTTTGATGTTAGTGATGCCAGAAGTACCGACACCGTGACTCAGGCATTGTCTACCGATACTGGATATTACAAGAAGGTTGCTTATGTGTCAGACGATGCTTTTCATAGACCTGTTTCTAAGAGCGGAGCAGGGGAGCTTCCTAGATATATTCAGATTGGAGATCCACCGTGTACGTCTGGATTCTCCAAAACTCCTAGTCCGCCTGTTACGGGATGGAAGCGGCCAGCAGTCAACAGAGACTATTTAGACCCGTTTGCTGGAACAGGCACTCCGAAGTATCATGCTGGAGAATCAGATGAGAATCATCATGATGTAAGTATAGTTTCTTTTGGGGATATGCCAAGGACAGGAATACTTAACACCATGCTTCTCTCTGAGTATGGAGAAGTTACAAAAGCTTCTAGCGGGAGAAAAGACTTTCCTGATGACATGAGGGTCATGGCAACTAAGGGCCCGATACTTTTGCAATCATGGGGATACGACCTACAAGGAAAGCCAGTCCCTAACTCTGCCGACGATGAAGAGAGTGCTGGACAGGGTACCTTTACAAATGATGGCCTGAAGGATGAATTTTTAGATCACTGGTTGAGAAAGCCTCAAACTTGGCCAGTGGCCCCGATAGATTTGAGATTAGACAAAGAGCGTGGAGTATGGACTATTCCAACGAACTTTAACATATGGATGGCAGAAGCTACTGGAGGGAAGATTTCAACTGATTCCTCTGGTCTTTGCGCTCTTATAGAGACAGATGTTCCAATCTTTAACAGTGGAGGCAGTTCAGCAGATTTATCTATATATGTGAACAATCCCGTGTTTGGCACCGATATAGCTGCAGGTCAAAAATTCTTTACATTCTATGATGTTAATGATTGTAAATATTACCCACTTATTGGCGGTGGTACGTCAATAACTATGTTTAACAGTGGGACTTGTGAGGCATCACTTGCTTCAGACTGTTTTGATGAGGGAGAATGTGTATCGGGAACACTCAGTACGATAATAGCTGGAACTGGATTAAAATGGCAGACGGGAAATGTTCCAAGTTCATATTCATGTTCCGGACCCGCTCACGAGCTCTATGTGAGAACTCCAGTGAAAACAAGTCATCGACCGCCATCCTATAGCAAACTTGCCGATGAAGAGTGCTTCACTCGCTGGGAGGCAATACACTTTGACAAAGTCGGGTTTGATCTTCATTATGGAGAGAGTGGTGGCTGTGAAGTTCTTTTCGTATCAGGGGAAATGCCAAAACATAGGGACTTAGCTGTATGTGACGATGATGCTCCGACATTTGTTGGTTGTGTAGACATTCCGGGACAGTGCAGTGTATATGGGACAGGACTGACTCTTGGAGACGACCAAAGCGTAAATGTTCAACGGACCATTTCTTCGGCAGCTTGTGGGACTACACATCTGGACAAAATATTTTATAAGCACCTAACTGTAGGAACAGGCCTTAAAGTAGAACATATCGCGAATTGTGACTATTACCTAAGAGGTCACTATACTATATCGGGGACAAATCCAGATTCATGTGGAGGAAACTTCGCTCCTCGCGATGACTGGGAAACTTTGGTTTTTGGAACAGGCTTAGAAGTCAGGAAGAGTAATTGCGGAATCTTTGTTGATCTAGATGTTACCTTAAGAGATGAAGACGATTGCAACACTCCTTTAGTGGCTACAGATAAGCACTTTAGAAGACTTGTGTTCGGAACAGGATTGCAGGTTACACAAGGTTCTGCAAGCTGTGAATATAAAATAGATTCAGATTTTAGGATGGCTGACATAGAAGTTTGTGGAAAAACAAGTGTGACAGATGGGGTAGTGTCAGTTGCCACATTGCAATGCAGCACGGGAATTAGACTTAGACCCGATGACGACTGCGACTATTTTCTTGAGTCAGACCTTAAGCTAAAGGACAGTGTTCCTGTATGTGATGGAGGCGCGACGGTCACAGAGTATGAGCATTTTTCAAAACTTAACTTCGCTGACAACATACACGTAACTAGGAACAGCAAGGGTTGTGAGTATACAATAAAAGGACAAAACCAACTGATAAGTCAAACTTCCGCTTGTGGAGCTAGTGCTGTAGCCGGGGGCTCATTCACAACATTATCACTTAGGAGTGGGATGCACCTTAAGCAGGACGGTTCAGACCTATGCAAGTGGTACGTTGACAGTGTTCTTAAATTCAAAACTAGCGACGGGAGCCAAGTAGGCAGTGATAGAGTGATATCAGTCAAGGCCGGGTGTGGACTAAAGGTAGTCACTGATGGCACTTGTGGGGTGGAGATACAACTCAGTCCCGCTGCGGCTGATGATCCCGGAAGCCCTCAAAAAGTCACGTTTGCTTATGATATATGTTGTGATAGTAGCGGATTTACTGTTGCGACAAAAGACATGGTATTCACTTCTTGTGGACTATTCTCAGGTGTAGAAAATCAAGTGGCGTGTCCGTAAGGAAATTTATAACTTAGAATAAGGATATAGACTATGGCAGTAATAATTGGACCAAGCGGCGGAAATGAATGCTGCATTTGTGGTGGTCTTGGAAAACACGATGAGACTAATAGCTACAGAAGTGGATGTATTCAAAAATGTCAGAAATCTCAAAACACAGCCTTTGATGACTCAGATAACGCTCCGGGTAAATCAACATGTGTACCCAGATGTTGTCCGTGTCCGTTCATGGAAGGAGAAACATTAGATGTTGATTTTATCTTTTCAGGGTGCTACTCTGATAGAACTATACCAGGGTCTCAAACAATACAACTAACTACAGGAATGGGGATTCCCTCTTGTAGAGATGGTACACCCTTGACCCACGATGGAGGGTGCGGTGCAATACCATGTTATGCAGACCCCGCCGGTTCAGTAGGAGATAAATTTGTTGATAATGCTGCACACCCTTATGAGAAATATGCTGGTTCTGGCACACTTTGTACCGATGGGTTTGCTGGAGCTGGATGTTCGGGTAAAAATATAGGAGTAACTTTATGCTGTTGCGATGGTATCTCAAATCAGGATAGTTATCAAGATACAACTATTTGGAAAGACTGTAATATTTGCAACTATAAGTTGACAGTAAATTTCCAACCAATATCAGGACGACCCAGCGACATGTGTTATTGCCCTATTGATCCTTATGGGGATGACCAGCACTTTATAGTTCCGGGAAACGGTAATGGTCCCGGCGCAGGGCTTGCATGTACTGACCTAGGCTTAAACCTAATATCTGGAACCTGTGCTACTGGTGCGGGTAGTGCATTTGGAGATAACTTTGTGTTGCATTTTGTAAGGACAGACCTATGGTGGAACTGTGACTGTTGTCATGGAGGCAATGGTGACAGCGATAATCAGGTTTCAATAACGGCTACGGTAACTAAAACTTAGGAGATTAAGATGACTGACAAAAAATGTGAATGCGATGAGTTGTTCTATCAAGAAAAAATAACAGAGAACTTGTTCCGTAAATGCAAAAAGAGACCTTTATTAAAACAGACTCTGATGAAACTTCATAGTATTAATTTTTCACAGCAGCCTCAACTAGCTTCAGGGCCTCCTATTGATATCGAGAAGCGCAACTCTGAACAAGAAGAACTTGGAGCGTTAGCAGACAAAGCAATAGAAGAGATAGAGTCGCAAGGGGAGACCTTGGAGTCTGAGGGTCTAGGAGATACTATAGAAAAGGTTCTATCTAAGTTTGGAATAAGCGAGGAAAAAATATCAAAGATAATCGGTGGATCTGGATGTGGTTGTTCAAAGAGAAAAAAATGGTTTAATAAAATATTCGGCTATAAGAAGGAGGCTCAAAATGAGTGAGGATATTGATAATCTATCTGATGACGAGTTAGCAGATAAGTTTATGTCGGAAATTGCTGAAGATGGAATAGATTCAGAGCATGCTATACATTCTGGCAATGGTGTTGGAGATGCAATAGAAGGATTTCTAACAAAGTTCGGCGTTACTCCAGAGAAGATAGAAAGAATGTTCGGAATTGGAGGTTGCGGATGTAGTGGTAGAAAGAAGTTTCTTAATAAAATACTTCCCTTCTTTAATAGTACCAAAGATAATGCAAACAAAGAAGAAGGATAATGGACTTAAAGCAGTTTATAGAAGAGCTATGCACGTTTCCTCAGATGACAACAATAGAAAGGAAAGCTCTTATACTAAAGCACCTCTGGAACACTTCTTTTTTATGTAATGATAAAGATGGGGATATAGTAGAAGTAGGATGTTCCTATGGGCAGACATCTATTGTCATTAAGAGCTTTATAGATCTCTTTTGTCCACATAAAGAGTTCTGGGTATTCGACAGTTTTGAAGGTATATTAGGAACTTCGGACAAGGATTCAAATGCTCATGGCCATTGCGGGGATGGAGACCTTTCTTCAAGCTTAGATAACTTTATAGAAAGATTTGGTCAGTTTGATACATGTCTTCCAGATAAGATATCAAAGGTAGATGTTAGAGAGATGAAGGAAGATGAGCTACCTGACAAGATTTCTTTTTGTTATATAGATTTAGATATATATGAGCCTACCAAACATATATTACCACTTATATGGAATAGACTTAAAGAAGGAGGAGTGATTGTAATAGATGACTACTATTATGAAGAAGTGTTCAACGGAGTTAAGCCAGCAGTAGATGAGTTCCTACAAGAGAATTTAATAGATCTATCTGCATATACAGAAAAAGATAAAATGCAGAACTTCCTTCTTGAGTACTTTAATAACAGAGAGCGGGCTGGATATGCTATTGCTATTTCAAAACCAACTAAAGTTGACACAAAAAACTTAGAGAAGCTTTGGTTTAGAAATGTGTGCCGCAACTTCACAATGCCCTAAATAAAAAAAGGGGGTATAAAACCCCCTCCAGTTTTAAAAAACTGCCTTAGATACTTACTTAGAGGCTGGTGGCTTATATACAAACCACCCTCTCTGCGGTAAGAACCCTCGGTTTTTATCAGCATAGACCTTTTCATTAGCCCTTTGCTCTTTCTGCTTCTCAGAAAGCTGATCCCATCTAATCTTTGGATAGATCTGACCACCTTTCTTTGTGCGTCCGAATATAACTTTAGCTCGACAGTCTTTACAGACCACTTCAAGCCAGTCATTTTCTGAGCTATCATGACGGCAAACAAATTTCACATTAGGTGATTGACATTTACCACATGACTGATGCTGAAAAACTTCCTGAACTCTAGCAACTTGTTTAAAAAGTTCTTCTTCAGTTTCCGCGTCAACTTGAAAAGTCAAGTCGGGCGTTGCTCTGACATTAGCTTTCATTACTTTTTACCTCCGGTATCAAATGTTTCTCTCCATTCGGAATCGTAACCCTTCAAGTTTTCAGGAATTGATGCTGGACTTCTTTGGTGCTCAGATAGAGTACTTAACAGCATTCTGCCTTGGAGGTTACTAGAATCTCTGACTGAATTGGCGTTAGGACATACGCTTTTCACACCTTCAATCAAGTTTACATCCAGCCTTTTGCACATTTGATTAATCGCAAGTATCTGCTGGTCAGTAATATTTTCCTGAGCAGCCAACACATCGTCTTCAGATGTCTGCTGGACTTCCTCAGCAGTCACGACCCTTAGTTTAAGAGCTCTTCTTAAGGCTTTACCCTCGGCTCGGGTATCTGCTGTAGAAACAAGATGTTGATTGAAAGGATGTGGAATGTTTTGAAACTTAACATCAACACAACCATCTACAGTTATTATAGCGTCAGTGTCATATTTTTGGATCGCTAAACTGTGCTTAACAGTGCATACTCCCCTAGAAGTATCATAATTGAATATTTCACTAGTAGAGCTTACGATCTCCCCATAAACCCTTTCAGTCACCCTACGTAGCCCATCTACAGTTGGGTTGCCTTGCTTAAGTTCACTGTCATGCATCTGATCCAACACATACTCGCTCCACTCAGGATCTGAAGCAGTGTAGACTACATCCTTCTCCTCTTCTGGCGACTCTGCTTCTAGGACTTCTACTATTTCTTCGAAATCATTCTTTTTTGTTTTTGCTTTGCTCATATTTCAATATACCTCTGATCTTCCTTTGGAAAGTTACTTTTTATTTCCTGTAATTCCTCGATAACTCTCTCTAATATATTCCTAAAGTATCTTTGAGAGCTTCTCTTGTCTTGTTTTACTCTAATCAAAACCATTCCCTGTGAAATAATTAGACCCGTTTTTTGCCTATCTGACCTCCTATTTCTTTCTAAATTTTCCTCACCCCATACGGGTTCAAAATGAGAAGGCCCGTCAACCTCTATAGCAGTCATAGTATCCACTATATATAGGTCAATTTCAAGTCTTTGATTTTTTAACAAATGTTCTTTATGAAACTGGACATTATATCCAACTTGAGTCAATTCTTCCAATAGGTACCTTTCTAACTTTGAACCTATTCTGGAAGCGTTCCTAATTGCTTCACCTCCTTTTTGAATGATACTTCTCTTTTCAGACTCCGTTTTGCTATCCCAAGCCTTTTTTCCAATAGATGATCTAACTCCCCTCTCTTCTTCACTAAGGGAATCCCAAACCTTTCCTTGGCTTTCACTTATTTTCAGCCTTGTCTCGTCACTTCTTTTTGTACCTTGAGTAGGATGTTTTGACCTTCCAGATTTCAACGCTACCTTTGCAGCATCGCTCCTTGTTCTGATTTTTATACCTAGGCTCACAGCATCGCGCCTGATCTTGTTTGCGTATGTACCAGCGTCCTTAGCTATCTCTGCAAAGCTCTTCTTTTGTTTGCAGTACAGCTTCTTAATAAGCTTTTCTTTTTCTTTATCCGTTAAGTCATTATAGCTCATAGTAACTCTTCCTTAACTACTTCTATGTCAAACTCATCCATATGCAAATCAGGAGCTCTGAACATCTCAGTAAAAACTTGGGTTATATTTTTGTCGGTAGATAGTATCTTTACTTTATTTGAAAAAATTATATTTTCTAAATCTTTATAAAAGAAGTTAGGCCAAGTATCCCACTCTATTGTTTGAGGCCAGAAAACTAAACGCTCGCACGAAGGATTATTCATAGTGAAAGCGCAAGATAGTAAGCATGTTGATATAATACTACCACGAAAATCATATGATGAATACTTTGAAAAGCTTGAAATATTTTCATATCTTTTAGCGGGCATGACATTATCATGGAACATTGCTAAATCAGCCTTAGAAGACTGTTCATTTATCTTATCAAGATCTAGTATGTTTACATTGTTTGTTATTATTCCTATCATTGCAATCCTGCTTTCACTGAAAGTAAATGATCTGACATTTGTCTATTATTTAGTAATGACATTATAATAGAACACATATCAAAACTTGTCTTGTTTATTAGTTCTTGAGATAGAATGAATTGATTGTAACCTGCTTCACTTTGCCTAATCTTGTCAAATTCAGCTGGGCTAGAAAATGTATCAACAGGAAGAGTTCTCTCGGATAACACAGCTACCCTTACTCCTTTGCTTGCTACAGAAGGCCATAGAGTACCTTCTATATCGATATATAGGTCACTTGATTGCACTACAAGAGTCCTTTCATTAGGCCTAAGATTTCCCAGATAGTTAACAGTATGCAAATTGGTGTTTCCAAAAAACTTAGTTCCTACCGATATAAGGTGTTGGATTGCTAGGTCAGCCTCTTGATTTAGCTGAGGCCCAAGTCCATCTGTTAATGAGGTTATGCCTAATTCCCTACTACCTTGCTCCGGTGATTTTGGAAAATACAAAGGATATACCATGTGATCAAATTGATCTACACATGGCTTTCGAGCACTAGCTCCAATAACTACATCGGCCAACTTCTGATCAGAGTCCTCTCCTTGAAAAATAACAATTAGCTTTTCTCTTTTTCTTTGTTTAAGAGCTAGGATTTCATGTTTTCTGTTTGTGTTATCACAGTATATGATTATATCCACAGGATTTCTGCTTTCCAACAGCAACAGAGGAGCCCCATCACTATCCCATAATGAGCAGGCTATTCTAGAAAATTCAAATGTCTGCTGTATATGATAAGCGTGTTTTACATTTTTATCTATTAGTATCATAATACTTGTTTGCCTTAATCAAGTCCTTAGACGTATCTATATCAATTACCTTGCATTGCTCATTCACAATACACTTTATTTTGTGTCCCTTAGATATAACTTTGTTCATTATCTCAAAAGAGAACAGTTTGCTATGCTTTCTATTGAAGCACTGTTTTTTAAACTCTTCAAGCGCCGAATCCTGCAAGTAAGTTATCTGGTTCCATTTAAGAGGGAGGTCATACATCATGTTAGTTAGATTGCCCTCTCCATCTACGATGCATCCGACTTCCGATTCTTTATCTAAATCTTCAGAGGCTGATATGCAAGATGAATTAAAATCTAAATTAGATATAGCGAGCTTGTCAAAAGCTAGGTCTCCATTTATTATAAGTACTCTTCTTGAGTTTATCGACCTTAGAGCTATTGATAGGCTCCTAGCTATGTTTGTTTTATCATAATTCTCGTTCTCTAGCCTAATGACATAATCTGGGCATGAATCCATCACTTTGTCACATTCAAATCCACACACTATTGTAAACTTTGGATTGGCTATGACAGTTTTTACTATTCTTATTTGTCTCTTAAGAACAGTCTCTCTGTTTATCTGTAACAGGGGTTTTGGGCCATATGACTTCATACGCCTACCCACACCTGCGGCAGGTATTACTACCATGATGGAATCTTCAGCATTTGTCTTTATATCGTGCTTAGCCATCAGTGCACCAATCTCAGCCTCTCTACAAGGCCTGTGATATTTTCTGTTCTTAAATTGTCAGTTGCGAATACTTCAGCTAAATTTTCCATAGTAGCTCCAGACTCTTTGAATATCACAACCCCTGCTATGTCTCCATCTTCATCCTCAAGATTGCATGCTGCCAAATCATTCTCTTTGAGATATAGATCTACTAACTGACAAATAGATGTTGGACTATTCCATATATGGGTGCCTTCCATACACACAAAGATTAAACACGAAGGCTCATTATTGTACTTTTCATGGAAGAACGTATCCCTTTGCCCAACGCAGATCCAAGTTCTTAAGTTCTGATAGTTCTGGTTAGGACTGTATAAGCTTTTGGTTGCTACGACTACCCTAGGCTTAGGATTTACATTAGGCACGAACAAATATCCTTTATAGAGTATATGTGCTTTTCCCAATCTTCTTCGAATTCCTTGATCTTGTCTTCAAGCTTAATAGAAAATGAGTTGCCCGCATGCTTTTTATGCATAAGATAGTTCACCAACATAAAGTCATCTGAGTCATTGATCCCTTCACAAAGCAAAGGTTTTTTACCATGATCGAATATAGACTGATGTATTTCTTTTGTAAAAGATTCTGGAAAAATTTGACCGGAGTTTACATATATATAAAAATGGAATTTTGAGATATGTTTGAAAGTGTCAAACGCAAAGTCTATAGCGGATCGAAAACTTGTATCAGAATCTAATATCGTTTTTATTTGCCATTTTCCTTTGATTCCTACAATACCACTAGAACTTATAGCATTCTCGATATTCCTATTTAGGGCATAAACATTTTCTACGACCCAGTTATTTATTGTTATATAGCTTGGACTGTTAAATTGTACAGCAAGGCTGCTCAAAGTTTTTGTTAATCCTTCTATAGTAGAATCCTTATCAAAATTTATAATAAGCGCATAAGGGCTTTTTATCTGCGACTCTACAATATTCAAGACTTCAGAGCTAGAAAATTGTTTTGCCCATTCTTTTTCTCTATGATAAACACATATTCTATCATTAATAACAAAAAATTCTTTGTCATCGTCATCGTATGCTTCAAGAATCTCTGCACCAGTGTCCTGATATACTTTTAATCTGCCCGCTGAACATCCCATAGGCTTCCCATCCACATATTCAGCAAAGGCGCAGTCTCGACAGATAGTATGTACTTGGTTTATTTTCATTTTCTTCTAGCCTCTATAGTATAGTAGTGGTTCGTGATTCCTGCAAACTTAACTTCAAAACCACTTTGTTGTAATTCGTTTACAATTTCATGTACGCTATTGCACCTAACTCTGCCCCCTGTCACAATCATTGAGAAGTCATTTGTTCCCAGTTTTCCCTTATCCAACATTTCCGTAGCTCTATATATCTCGGTTCCCTGCAATAAAAGTTTACCTCCTGCGGTAACTTTAGACAGCAGGATCTGTAGGCAGTTTTCTTCAGGATGCACCTCAAGAAAGTCATACGCTTCAACAGAATCGTAGAAAAAGTCGGTGGCCTCTGATATCTCGTGTCCTAAAACTACATCGTTCTTTCCTGCCTGACCCGGAATTACATTTTGCTCTTTTCCAGAAAATATAAAAAGTTTCATCTAAGTATCCTTTCCCATTCTTTAATAAAGTCATTCTCACTTAACAGACCTTCAGAAGACTTCTGCAGTATAGAAAACTTGTCTATCTTTGATTCTAGTGCCCTGTTTATAGCTCCTTCAAGTTCTTCAAACCCATTGTACAGGAAACATGAGTCTCCAGCGAAAGACTCCATATCTAAGGAATATGGGGCAACTATTTTACATCCATATTCTAAAGCCATCTCTGAATACGTTGATACTCCAACTGTAGTATCTAAGAAGATCTCTGATTTTGTTAGGTTGTCAGTAGAAAAACTAGTATGCTTGTATGGTTTTAATATATTGACGTATGTGTTAATTAGATGCTGTGCTGTATTTCCGAAGAAACATATTGACTCTGGATCTTTTTCGATCAAGTCTCTTACGTTGATCATCTTGGGTATGATGTTTTGAGAGTTATTTGTTGAAGCATAACTTCTTATGTAAACAACTTGGTCTGATTGTATATCTTGGGAATTAGGCGGCTTCATTCCAAAAGGGTGCACCATTCCAGTCTGTTCCGATGAATCTCTAATATGTATCAAGGGACAGTTGACGATATGCTTAAGCCTATTGGAGACTTCAACATTTTGTGCCTGACCAAAACACAGTAGATAATCAAAAAAATATTTCCCATGAGGAAGCCCAGTGTTTCTTATGATTCTAATATTCTCAGGGGTTTTAGAAATGTCCTCTTGCCATTTTCCATGTACAGAAATCTCTAAGTTTGGAAGTTTTGATAGGGATATTAAGTATTCGTCATGATGAGAGCTCACGGCAAGTACTTCTATCTTCCTATCTTTGTTACCTAATCTGTTTATATTACCGAACATATAAATTCCCCTAAGCTTCTTGAACTATCGTAGCTAAATATGTTCTTTGATGATGAACTTGAGGAAGCAAGTTGTTTTTTTAAGAAGCCTTCCCTGTCCTTAAAAATAGACGTTAAGATTTTTTTCAGAGCCGGACTGTTAACAGTAAAGCCCGGAATGTTTTTGTCTAAATAGTCTTCATCAGCTCTTGTAACATAGGTACATTCTTTAAGCAGCCATTGTTGCAACCCATTGCCTATACAAATAACTATTGGATTTCCAAACTTAGTAGCAATCATAGTCTGTTCATTTAACAGGTGTGTAGATGACAAATCCAAGTAACAATGTCCTTTTTGATGGGCGATATGATAATCCGGGAAAATAATTACCTCTGGATATCTGTCAGCCCCATTATACATATCTAGGTCTGTTTTAATGGATTGAACCAAGTTGTACACTTCATTTGGGTCATGGTGATATATGCCAAATGCCACATTGTCATTGATTCCAAAAGCATTAAAAAATGCGTAGAGAGCGCTCTTAATATTATCCATGGACGTACAGTAAAATATAAATTTAGATATGACATTTTTATTGTACTCCATAGGTGCTTCAAAGTGTAGTGTTGGCTTTATTATTGCTACTTTTTCCATTCGTAAAGCACTTATCTTGTCATTTGCTATTGCTTTCTGCTGTTCAGTTCTAACAACGGCATAGTCTAAAAATTTCAAATTGTCCGAGCATGAGTCCTTACATACATTTTCTACAATTCCTATATTAAGAGTGTCAGGTATTATGCAAAAGTCATTTTGGTGATAATCTTGGATCACAAAGTCAGGATCGAACTTGATACTTTTTGAGTAATCATACCGATCAAGAGACTGAACTAATATATTTAGCCTGTCATCAAGTTTCAGGGACTTTATCATATTGTCCGAAAAGAACTCTTTCCTACCTGATGAGTTTGTATTACATATTACTATTCCATTATACATTCTTGTTCTTTCTTTATTCATGTACATAGCCTATGTCAGCTAGAGGCAGCATACCGCATCTTACTTTCTCAGACTCGTTTAATCTAGCTGCCCTATTTTTATAGCTATTGAATATGATTTGTCTACTTACAGGACTTAGATTGTTGTGTATGTCACAGCCATAATTTAAGGAGTCTACTTGTCTCATCATCTGATATCCATTAGCCTCAGTGTTCATAGTAAAGCTATCTAGCATTGTTGCTGCACACCAACTGACAAAGTCTTGATGCATGTCGAAGCTTGGAATTTTTTCTGGTATATTCAATAACGTAGGAGGGGAGTCCCATTTTCCTTGGTATTCATGAGGAACATAGCTGTCTATGTGATTTTCCCATACCCTAGCTGTATTATCCCAGTCGTATCTTTTGATCGCCCCGATCCTAGCCTCTTTAGACTTTGTGTCTCTATAAGACTGATCTTTTGAAAAGTATTCTTCCATAATCTGTGCTAGATGGGCATTGCTTGGATAAGCTCTATCTGCACCAGTATTCATATCCCTAAACATCTTATCTATAGAGATTGGAAATCCAGATGTATGACTAACTACATCTTCCATGGCGCTGTAATTTGTTGCCGCTATCGGGACACCACAAGAAGCAGCCTCTACTTGAGGCATACCAAACCCCTCACAGATAGCATACTGAACATAAAGATCAAAAAGATTATATACACTTACTAGTTCATCTACTTCTAACCCATCGGAGACATTTGGCATAAAAGAGGTTCTATGTCCGCATCTAAGACATCCGCTTATAACTCCATCATATTTTGAAGCTTTCCAGCTTTTACACTGGCGACACCTATAGGTATTCAGAACTTTTGATCCAAGCTGATACTCTATTATGCCTCCTTCTATATCCCAACCAGATTTTTCTGGATAACTAGTGTGTAGATACAAGTATGTTTTGTCTGCTATCTCCTTTGGCGCATTGTCCAAAAATATCCTAAAAGATTTCATAAGCTCTATAAATAGTTTTCTAGTCTGATTCCTCATGACTGTGCCAACGATAAAACTATCTTCAGGAATCCCCAAAGACTTTTTGTGAGCTCTTTTGTCTTCTACTGGTTTATATATATCTGGGTGTATACCCGGAGAAGCACATCCGATTATAGGTATCTTTCCCCCTCCTTGCTCTTCCAGTACCTTAATCCCATACTCGGAATAGGCAAAGATGGAGTCGCAGGTAGAGAAAGTGTCCAGCCAACTTCTTTTTTGAGGCGCAGAGTCTACAGTTGGCATCCAAGACCAATGAAAATACTTTCTCAAAGGAGATTGTCTGACCCATTCATCCATCCAAGGATCTCGGTAGGTTATCACAATATCCGGTTTGAAGTGCAACAAGACCTGATCAAACCTCCAAATTCCAAAATGGTTTGCTTGGTTTTGCCCATAGGCTTTATGATCCTCCTCGTTTTCAGGAGAGTTATTGTAGTACGTCCAAGGAACTGATTTGCCAGCTTCGGGAGATCCGTATGATGCAAATTCAGCTAGATCATACTTGCCCGTAGCATGTAGTCTGCTTATAATTTCTCTTGAGTATGTACCGAAGCCAGAGGCTAGATGGCTTGACTCAGTTAAGAATAAAACTTTTTTAGACATTTGCTTCTCTTATCTTTTGAATACCCTTGTATATAAGTCTTTTTACATAAGACCTTCCTCTACCGAGTATGTCAGCTATTTCTTGTAGAGTATATCCCATTCTTCTTAAATCAAGTATTTCACACTCCTCTTCTTCGAGAACGTTGGGGCATACTTCCCAAAAGTTTTCTGGAACAGAGTACTCTTCTTTCTCTACAGTCCCTGCCGAGAAGTACCTTGATGACTTGACAGACTTTATTTCTTTAATAATCTCCCACCTTATAGGGTTCCAAGCATATGTTGACAAGGCAGACTTATCGGGGTCATGCTTTTTTAAAGCTTTCCAAAGACCAATCCTGCCAGCTTGTATATACTGTTCCTTCTCCTCTTGTCCTTTCGGGTTAAAGGAATTAACAACAGACACAACGAGGCCCATATTTTGTTCAATGAGATCATCCATTACTATATTATAACGTCCTTTTCAATCTAACTTGTTAGCTGTTCTACTCTTTTTACCAAAAAACTGCCTCTATTTTTATCACGACTTCCCCTAATGAGTACAGTGTTTCCTTCATATAGAAGATTCTTATATTTTTCCCATTCTTCAGAAAAAGCTGTAATATTGTCAAGTATGCAGCTAGTATCTCCAGCCGTTATAAATCCCATAGACTTACCTTTGGCTCTACCCTTCTTTATTTTCCATTCCCTAACAGTCTCTACCTGAACAGCTATAGCGGCTCCATATTGACTCTCAAAACCATCAATGAACTCCTTGCAGGTGCAATTTGCTTTGTCAGTATTATACTCGTCAACCTTATTGCATGTTAGTGCAATTCCAAGTAATTCTTGCTCTTGTTTAGCCAACCAAGATGCTGAGTCAAAAAGCTGGTATCCGGGATTGTCATACGCTCTTAGAAGGTCTTCTACGATAGGACATCTATCTCTCCTGAAGATAGGTCTTTTTTTATCCTTTCCCTGTGATGCATCAATCATAGCCTGTATACATTCTTCTGTTGTGTCAGAAAGATTTTGTTTTTTGTATTCTATGAGCCAAGCTATCTCTCTCTTGCTGAATTCTTTTACGATATTAAAATGGTGCTGCATCTTTGATCTAGGTATTTTAAAACAATCAAAGGCTCCTGCCAGTATAAGGCTTTCGAAGGCTTTCTTGTTGACTTTCGGGGATACTAGTATTAAGAAGCAGGACCAGTCGCACTCTTTAGGGTCAATGTTCTCAACCTGCATGTAGTCTACCATCTTCTTGAACACAGAGGAACCTACTCCCTTTACGTTGGTAAGGCCATATCTTGGATGCTTATCTATAAGTTCGAACTCTTCATTCATATGAATTATACTTGGAGGCATTGTGTTAATGCCCATTATCTTAGCGTTATTAACAAGCTCTTGAACTTCAATGAATGTATCGGGCTTTCCGACCGCGTGCTTCAGATAGGAAGTGAAGAACTCATGTGGAAAGTGAGCCTTTGCATATGCTGTAAGATACGCATTGTATGCATAGCTAACAGAGTGAGATTTGTTGAAAGAATATCTTTGAGACTTTTCAATCCAAGAGAAGATCTCCTCTGCTTCCTCTCTGGTCACAATACCTTTAGCCTCAGACTTTTCTATAAAAGACTTCTTAACTTCAGCCATAACGCTAGCCTTCTTTTTACCAATTGCTTTGCGAAGGATGTCCGCTTCCTGCAAGTCAAATCCGGCAATCTGCTGGGCGATAAGAATGGCCTGCTCTTGAAATACAAGGATACCATAAGTGTTTTTGAGAATCGGTTCTAAAGCCTCATGAAAGTACTCTACCGCGTCTACCTTGTGCTTTCGGTCAATATAGTGCATAGTGAGAGTCTTTCCCTTCACTACAGCTTCAAGACATCCGGGACGCATAATGGCAATCAGGTCTGAAAGCTCTTCTATATTCTTTGGTTTTGCTTGCTTTGCCAAAGATCTCCCAAGCTGGGACTCAAGCTGAAAAACACCTTTTGTGTTCCCATCGCAGATCAAATCCCAAGTCTTTGGACATTCCATATTCATTTTTGTTATGTCAGTGCTGAAGACAATTCTGCCTTCTTCATCTTGATCAAACTGACATCCACAGTCTAGAGTTATCATTTGCTAAATGCGCCTTTAAATTTACTTATACTTGCTTGTTTCCTATGGAACTTCAAGAACTTGACCATAATCTTTGCCTCATCAATAGTGTCTGACAACGCCTCATGAGCCTGAGCACTCGCCTTTAGACCGAAGAAGTCTCTGAAAGTATCCAGTTTCATACTATTAGGCTCATCTAAGTTCTCAAACCAAGTAAAGAGGATATCCATCATATCAATCTTTGTGACCGTAGACAATGGCATTTTAGTTTTATACTTTTCTGACAGTCTTTTTAGTATAGGCATATCGAAGCCAATAATGTTATAACCAGCAGGGATTGGCTCAGTGTACCACTGTCCCGGTCTCTTGTCTACCTCATATTTTGCACAGTAAGACATGAAATTTTTCCAAGCCACCTTTTCAGTTTGACCATCCTTCCAGTCTTTGATAATATCTTCTGAGTCAACGCCTCTAGTCTTGGCGTGCCAAGCAATCGTGTCTTGACGTGCTTTTGTAAAATATTCGTCTTTGTCAATGCCGTCTGGCTTGATAGTAACCCTAAAAGCCTGAGCTTCTTTGATCTCTAGTGTTCTGGGATCAACAGGAACAGCTGCTAGCTCAACAGGGTTGCAGCTATAAGGGTCAGTCCCATCAGTCTCTAAATCAAATACTATAATCCATCTTTTATTTATCATCTTCTTCTTCCCATTCTATTTTGGCGCCACAGTCAGAGCATCGATCTTGATACTCGTCCACAACTTTGCCACAAACTTCACAGTATTTCCACACTACCATATTATACTTGCACCTTATAAGTATTCCTTATAATTTCTGGCATTTCCATAATCTTGTCTAGCATTTTAATACCTAAGACATCAAGTTTAAGCAGGCCTGCGTCTTCACAGGAAGGCCCTTCAAAGCCAGCAAGTTGACCCTTGCCTTCTTTGTCGATAACCATTGGGCAAACGTCATAGATGGGCTGTGGGGATACAACAACACCCGCAGCGTGTTTGGACTGAATGATCTTTGTGTCTTCAAGCCGGATGGCTTGCTCAAATATCTTGGCAAATTTACCCTGAAGATTTCCGTTGTCATCGACATAGCACCATTCTTTTAGCTTGTCCTGTCTATTCTCAAGAGCCCATGTGATAACAGATGCAGTTCCTAGCTCATCCTTCATATCTTGAAGCTCGTCAGAAATCTTTGCTTCATCTAAGATATGCGATGTGATAGCATTCTGCTCACTGAAACCAATGTTTCCTCTTGCTGCCATTACTCTCTTTAGAGCCGCCCTACCTTTAAGCGTTTGAAAGGTTACGATCTGAGCAACATTGTCCTCTCCATACTTTTGTTTAATGTAATCTATAATGTCGTTTCTGGACTGTTTAGGAACATCAATATCAATATCAGGCATTGATACTCTTCCTCCTGCATTACGACCAGCGTTATAAAATCTCTCAAAGATTAAGTCATGCGACATAGGGTTTATCTTCGTAATATCCATAAGGTAAGAAACCATACATCCAGCAGCACTCCCTCTTCCGGGTCCTGTAAGGTAGCCACGAGACTCAGCGTATTGAAGAATATCCCTAACAATAAGGAAGTAACTTGAAAGGTTCGTCTCGGTGAATATTTTAATTTCTTTGTTTACTCTGTCACCATACTCACTGAACAACGAACCCTTCTCAACATAGCTCATTTTGTTAGACCAGCCTTCTCTGCAAAGCTCTCTAAGATAGTCGTTCGGAGACATTCCGTTTGGACAATCAAAAACTGGCGGATTTGGCGGTCCAAGTATATCATACTGGGTACACATGTTCGCTATGTCCACAGTGTGCTGTAGCTCCTCCTCTGTATGGAACTCTCTCATATCCTCGTAGCTAGGGATATGGTAATTATTGGAGTTGAAGAATGTCCCTAGAGATTTAGACTTACCTTGTTTAAGCTCTGATTGTACTTGACCTATGCTCTTACGCATTGATGTACATAAAAGAACTCTCTGATCATGAGCATCTTCACGACGACAGTAGTGTGCATCGGGAGTTGCTACACAAGGAATCTTTGTAAGTCTTGCAATTTCTCTTAATTTTTCAGCAACCTCTTTTGCTTTCTTGTTTATTAGAGAATCTATCAACTGTATTTCTATATAGAAATTACCTTTGCCAAATGCTTCTTGTAGTCTCTCAGCTTCCCTGATTCCATCACTTTGCCAGTTCGGGTTATCTACAACTGCATTTGCTAGCCGCGATCCTAAGTGACCACTAAATGAAACTAGAGAGCCCTCTGCCTTTGAAGCGAGCTGCATGAAGTAGTCGGTTCCCACTCTAGGCTTATGATAAAAATGCTCTACCTTATTAGATATTGATACCATCGAAAGTAGGTTCTTCCAGCCCTGTAAATCTTTTGCTAACACTACTTGATGGGCAAGTTTAGAGTTCTCTGGCTCTTTTACTGTAGCATCTCGATTACTGATATAGAATTCGCATCCAAGGATAGGTTTAAATCCTTTAGATATCGTTTTATGAAAGTCAATAGCGCCACTAACTGTTCCATGATCGGTTAGGGCGCACGCATCTACTTCAATTTCTTCTAGTCTTTTTGCTATATGTTTTGTTTGTGACAGTCCATCTAAAAGTGAATATTCGCTATGGACATGCAACGGTACGTATTTCATTCTATTAATTCCCAAACGGAGTCATACAATTCTCTTATAGGTAAATTATACATGTTAACATGTGTCTTGAAGCTGTTGCTTTTGTCTATTTTTCCACTTTCCCAGAGAGAAGCCCTTTCCCAATACTCAAAAGACCCCATAAATCCGCACAGCCATATGTTTCTTAAACCATAGTATTTTTTAGGGTGACTCTTGGTAGCTCTTTCAAACTCTAGGCTTATAAAGGCATATAGGTCTGGCTTTTGATGACGGCTGGTTTCAGCTATAGACACATCATAATGAGGTTTTGGAGAAACGGTTCTTCTTTTGGTTTTTACCTCAAGCCTATTACCACATTCTAGCAAAAGATCATGGTTGTATTTATCAAGACCTCTATTGTTGCTGACAATCTGCGCTCCAACATAAGGTGCTAAAGCCTCTTCTCCTAAGTAGCCAGCTATATTGCCTCCTCCTCTTAGGATTGAGTTGTTTATTGAGCCTAAAGCCTGTGCTTTGTCCCTAGCTCTATCTATCATCTCTTGTGTGAAGTGTAGCTTTATCATTACATATCCTCTTATAAAAGCGACCATTTAGGTTACCGTACTGCCTTAGTTCAAGCTGGTCGCCCACTTGACTGTATGGGCCCGACAGTAGAAAGGCTGGTTCTTTATCTTTCCGTAGGGTTTTAACTAGAGTGAACCATACTCTGCTTTTTGGCCAACCCTAGAAAGCCTGCATTTGCTTTTTTTGCTATATTCCTAGCTGCATTAACGTGAGGTATCTCTTCAGACTCAAACTTCTCACATATAGGGTTTTCGCATATATAAGGATCTTGTCCTTTAGGCCTCTTATTCCTAGCCTCACAGTAGTAGCAGTCTCTTGTTGTGTAAGCGGCTTTAGTCAAGAAGTAAGGAATCCTTCTTTTTTCACATTCTTTGATAAGTATTGGATTTATGGCGCTCTGTCCGAAAGCATATCCTTTTGTCTGAACCCCATCTAAGCCAACTCCGTATTGATTGTTTTCCAGAAAGTCTAGGAAAGATTCTCCGTGAGGGTTGTCGGATAGAAGATTGTGCACAGCCTTATTATAAAGATTAATAATGCTAAATTTTTCTTCTCTTAGAATAGTCCTCTGTTTGTTTGAGATAGACTTCCTATCTTTATTACCTATCTTTTTATCAACTTCTTTCATCCTATCTTCCAACTCTTTTATATGGTTGGGCTTTCCTATAATTTCCTCAAATCCATCTGGAGAGTTCTCAGCTATCACTACCCAGTATGGATCAAACTTATTTATGTCCATACCTATCCATTTTTTAGGCTCATAAAAAGTCTTATCGCAATTAAACAAAACTGTATAGCAATGATTCTTACTATTAGCCTTGTTTTTTATAGTCAGATTGCCACCGAACGCTGCCTTATGTATCTGTTTATACATACTCTGTGGTAGAGAAAAGTCTTTTATTTCAATAATATTTCTATTTGCTAGGGTCATCTTTATGACACCATCTTTGTACTTCATAAGAGTCTTCTTGTGTCCAATAGTTCCATTTGTCACTTGAGGGGGAACCATTCGTCTTATATAATCAGCAATACTTTCCACTCTTTGTTTCTTGAATCTCCTGACAACAGCCTTCAGCTTGTTTATTGCGCTTGCAGAAATGTTATCTTTCCAAGTCGCATGAGACTCAAAACAACCGCACTCACGGAATACATAAGAAAAAAGATATTTTAGTTGACTGTCTTTGATCTTGGGAAAGGGGAGAAGCTCTCCGCTTCTTTCTTTGTGTGTGAATGGCTTATGAAATCCTCCTCCCGGACCGATATACCATTCAGAGTCTGACACATAAAGTTCTCCATGACTTGAAAAACCTATCACGTCGAACTCGCATCTTTGAAGCCAAGAGACAAGCTCTCTTAGAAACATATTTGTAGTCTTCACGAACATAGCTGTTTCTTCTCTTAAGGCCATGTCAAGCTTTTTGTTTGAAATAGGGAACAGTATCTTACGACCTCTTGTCATTTCTACCTTATACATTTACACTTCTCCCGGAGCCTTATACTTTCCTATAGCATGGTCTGGAGACATGCAATTTCCTGTGACCCACTCTATTCCATTCTCCTTAATCATATTCATTGTCTGTTCACATTTTGTTAAAGGAGCTCCAAAGATATTATACATAGGCTCAACATCAGTTCCTTCGTATGTAGTCTTACCAGCAGAGCATAGCTTGCTACATTTCCAACTTTTTATCTGCTGTGGTCTTGTTGTCTCTTTTATAACCTCGAACTTAGCTTTTATCATTTCCATAGTTTCTTGAATATCGCTATCTTGGAAGTGTAATGTGAACGGCCCTCCATCATTCATAAAATGAATGGTAATTAAAAAGGACTTGACATGAGGATACAACTTCTTGACAGCAAGATGATACATTCTAAGCTGAGGGTCATTTTGTAATTTAGCAGGCGTCTTTTCTTTTCCTGTAGCCCAATCAAGCCTTCGGCCAGTTTTCCAGTCTATCACTTCATATGTGTCATCCCCGACATCGGTTATGAGGTCAATGGTGCCTTTAAGTGAAAGGTTTCCTTCCAGCACTGAGCCGTCATCAAGAGTGTAGCTATACTTTGCCCAGTCTTCCTCTACTTCAAAATCAAAGTGTGGCTCTGCATCTACGACAAGTCTATTTTTGGGATCAAAAAATCCATCATCATCATCAAATATTTTCCAAACCCATTTCCTGCAATGCTTAAGGTCGAGAGGTTTCCAATCGTGATGTGTAGTCCTAGAGGTGTAATATTCATATACCTTATCTATAACCTCATCTAAATATTCTGGCTCATAGTTAGATGTTTCAATCTTTCCTATCTCGTTGTCTTCGAATATCTCGCGCCCTTCCTGTAGAGCCTTCTTGCACAAAGCGGCCAGCTCAAGCACCTTATGAACAATTGTACCCTTATCAGCCTTCTTCCCCGACTTTCCACGCCACCCTAAAGTGTACTCATGGTAATATTGCATGGGACACATTCTATGTGAATTGAACGAACTGCTTCTAAAGTACACAATAGGGATGCTCATTTTTTCTCCATTACAGGAAGGACATTGGGAAGGTGGACAATAGATTCTCTTATCATCTCTAACTGCTTTTCTATACTTACATTGTCATTATCAATGACCTTATCACACAAAGATAGGCATTCTTGTATTTCTGTTTCACTAGAGTGTCCATCAGAATTTTTATATGGGTCTCTTGTTAGTCCGATAACACAACCACCTGCTTGTTGTAGCGACAGTATTTCATTTTTAAACCTTACATCACATACCAATGCTACCTCTGGTTTGTCTCTTCTTATTTTTCTTAGTAGGCTTTTAATCCATACATCAGGATCAATTTTTCTGAATATGTCCGTACCAATATACTGAAGCACTTCCCTAGCTGTCATAGTGCCAGAAGCATTTATGATATTTGGCATGTTCTCCCATCTAATATCAGTTGGAGAGTTTTTGTCCTGATCGGTTCCATAGGCTTGACTTTCGGAAAGTCCTAACACGTCAACGCACATGTCTTTCAATGTGTCTGCTAAGCCATAGATTTTTATGTACCTACCAAGACTGTCATTAAATAACTTCGTAACATTCAAGTTTTTATCACTGAACTCGAACCACTCTTCACCTTCTTTTCCCTCTCCAAAAATATCAGTCACTTCAACTTTATTTTCTTGAGAAATCCTGACATTCTTTGAGACTCCTAACTCCGCTAGCTTCAGTGCAAGGATATAGTTGCAAGCAGTATTTTTACCACTCTGCTTCTTTCCTGCGAAGCCTAATATTTGTGTCATTATTTACTCTCCAGTATCGTTGGACTGCTCTTGCGGAGGGTAGTATCTCTGTAGGGTCTCTAGTCTATCTTCAGCATCTGCTAATGCTAATAGAGCTTCCTTAAGATTATTGTGGAGGTCTTCTGTCGAGTGATCTCCTATTCCCGCTGGGTGTTCTAAAAGTATGTCTAAAGATGTCCTTGCTTTAGATTGATCCGCCAAAGCAGATCTCCAAAGAAAGTCAATTGCATTTTTTTTATAACTCATTTAAATCTCCTTATATACATTCATAGTATTATCAATAAAAGGTTTTATATCAGATGTAACAGTATCTACATTTAAATCCGCAATATCCGCTGCATCAAAACTTGGAAAGTATAGCCTATACAGCCTTCCACACTGCTCCTCTATCTTCTTGGCCGCTTTCTGTCCAGCAGCGTCATTGTCCATCAAGCAAACCAACGAGAGAGCTCCAGACTCATCTAGTAGGTTCTTTTGGTCATTATTAAACGCTGTGCCAAATATTGCAACAACGTTATGTATTCCGGCCTCGGCTAATCTCCAAACGTTTCCGGGGGATTCAACAAGTATAGCCACTCCTGTTTTGGCTATTTCATCTTTGGCTATCCAATAATTATACAGCCATTTCTCTTTTTGAAAGCCCTTACTATGCATCCATTTTGGAAAATGTCTACATTTTTCTTTGGGATTGTGATAGTTGTTGCATTTAGGACACTTCTCAAATATACTTCTGCCAGTGCAACCGACAATAAACTCATGATTATTATCATAAATAGGCACGACCGCTCTCTGATACATGGGTTTCCTAGGATTGGTGCAATACCCCACGTCATAGTCCTCTAGCACTTTAGAGGAAAACCCTCTGTCTAAGTAGTACTTGGAGGGAACTTCGACCCTGTCCCTGTACATCTTTGCTGTTATTCCGCTTTTCTTTGCAGCCTCAGAACTTAAAGTATTAACTAAATTGTTAAAGTGAAGCTTCTCTATATTGTGATTGTCCGCCTCAAGCGAATCGAAGTCTTTTTTAAGGAACTTAAGTAAGAAGTCAACAGACTCCTTGAAGGTAGCCTCCTTGTCACCCTCTTTTTCCCAGCCATGATTGACTCTAGATAAAATACCCCTGACAAGATCTATCATACCATTACCAAATATCTCTTCACATTGGTGTGTTCTGCACTTATAGTGTACCTTGAACTCGCCATTGGGATAGAAGTTAAGGGCTGTAGGATTGTCTCCTCCATGTATAGGGCACACTGACTTCATGAGTATGTCATTCCTATAAGAAATTGTCAACCCAAAGTACTGATATATCTGGTCTATGTATTGTCCTGCTATCTTTGCAAGAGTTCGGACTTTAGCATAGTCATATTTTTTAGAATGCGACATCTTCTGAGTCATCAAAAAGTTCTCCATCTTCTGTGGCGCTTACGCCACTATCAAGTTCAAAGGCAGTCTTTCCTTCAGTAACCTTACCGATCTTGCCAGTGAGTTCTACGTTAATATAATCTCCATAATCAAGCCCCTCTCCATGTCTTGCAATCAGAGGCACAAGCTTTCTGTTGCCGTTCTCAGGCCCATCTTTAGCTATCTCCTCATCGGACTTGTGTTTGTATATACTGAAGTTAGAGCATAGCCAGATAATTCTGTCAGAACCAGATGCAGTATCGGTGCTCTCCTTAGTTATTCCGTCCCTATTCAGCTGGATGAAAGTTAAAATTGGAACTTCATACTTAAGGGACAGATTATGTAGGGCTGTGATCATGAAGCCAAGAATTTGGAATTCTTTCATGTCTCCTTTGATCTCACTTGAGTCCATAAGTTTAAGATAATCATATATAATTACACAATCATTTGCCTTACCCTTATCATTTAGTCCTACAACCCTACTAATCCATCTCCTCATGACGGCAACCTGCTCTTCAAAAGAGGCGCCACCAATTGTCTTAAAATAATATGGTATGTCTTTTATTTCTCTTGCCGCCTCCATGACCTTTTTCTTTTTAGCAGGATCATCAGCGAATTTACCAGTTTCTATGTCGTTGATCGGAACACCAGAGAGCATTGCCATCATTCTATGTTGATGGTCTTCCTTCCTCATCTCAGTATCTAAATTAAGTACCGGAGTTCCTTCCTTTGCAATGTGTATGCCCATATTATCTGCGAGTAAGGTTTTACCAGTCTTGGGCCTAGCTCCAATAACATTGACCGTACCTTTTCTAAGTCCTCCACCAATAGAGAAGTCATATCTTGGAAACCCTGTTGCTATACCTATTTGGTCAACAGACTCTTCTGCGAGCTCCTCTAGATGGGCCTCAACATCATCAAACATCTGTGTAGGAGATTCGTCCTCACCAGCTATTACGGAGGTAACATCCATTACGGCATCTTCAGCTATTCCTAGTATCTTAGCAATAGGCTCATCACCTTTGATCTCAAGATATCTCTCTTTAGTCAGATCAAGTTGATCATACATCATTCTAGCTATCTCTAGCTTTCTTACCTTTGCTCCAAATTTCCTTAAGTTTTCCAACAAAACGGGAAATTTTATTACAGAAGACATGTGCTGAACTTCTTGTGTATTGAAGAAGTCTGAGAACCCAAGCTCTTTTGCGGCGGACATCATTGTAGGCGCATCTAGCGAACGGGAATCATCTGCCTCAAGTACATGCTTCATACATGAAAATAAGACTACATTAGACTCATCTGTAAACGACGACTCTGTTATAATGTCTGCAACATCATAGTAGGCTTCCGCGCCATATCTGAATATGCCCGCTAAGATTGCTCTTTCTGCCGGTAAATCATTTAACATATTATCTTCCTGTTATGCACTTATTGCATTTCCAACGTTCTCTATTATATATCTGCGAAGGAAACATTTCATAGTCTCTATTACATGCCGTACATCTTACGGAAATCTTTTTGACTTCCGGTCTCTTTCCCTTATTTTGTGTCTGATTAGCCATACTGTCAGACTTGGCCGCTTCTTTAAGTTCTTTGGACTCTTCAGAAGACAAGCTTATATTTGACATCATATCGTCAAACTTATTTCCTGAGCTTTGACTCTGAGTTTTAGGACTATTATTTTTCTTCCTTTTGCCCTTTCCTCTGCGCCTCTTTTTATTTTTTAAGCTACTAGAAATAGCATCCTTTATTTGTTCTTGCGTGAACTGCTGTAACAGCTCTTCAATTTCTTGTTTATCCATGTCTGTTTATCTTCGCTCTCTGTAGGTTGATATATAAGTCACTAAGATTTTTTACTGAACTAGCTAAGTATGTTAGCCTGTCTGCCCTTTGCTGCGCATACACTTTAATGCTGTCTAGTTTTTTAGCGTATCCGTCCTCTTTAACAGCTTGGTAGTACTGGCTATCCCAAGACCCTTTATACTGCGACTCTCTACCCGACATCATCTTCTTAAGGTTAGACGAAGCCCAATTGACACGAGCAATTTCTCTATTATAGGATCTTTGAAGATAGAATGAAAAGCCTCCGAGCAACAGCGCAGCCTCTGCGCATTCCTCTACTGTTAGTTTTTCCATCTGTTGTCTAGGCATAGACATGTAACTCTTAACAGATTGATCATGAAAGTCTTCCGAGTAGGAGCCTATCCCTAGCTTGCCTTCATATTCATCTAGTACGGAATCGACTTGTTCTAATCGTTCCTTTGCTGGATTCTGTATTTCCATTGTTCTTCAGTCTCATTATAAGGTAGTTCAATGTATGTGATATTATTATACTCGCACCACTCTTGCTTTCGCCGGTCTTTTTTCTTTTGATTTACAAAATCTTGTGCGGAGGTATGGAATAGTGAGTTAAACTTGTAGTGTTGCTGACCATGAACCTCTATCGCTAGCTTTATAGTATTAATATAAAAATCTAAATACCCTCTTTCGTTGCGTGTTATAGGTATCAAGACTTCCTCCAACACTTGAACTGTTGGAAACATTTCTACTAATATGTTTCTTGCAGTAAGATGTAGTTTAGATCGGGGACGCTGTTCATTTGCACGAACAACATACCCCTGTAGATTCCACTTATGAATATCATTATTCAAATCACGTATCTTCATCTAAACTCCTCGTTATATTACCGCGCAGCCTTAGTTAAGGTGAGGCGACCTTACTATTCACCGACTGCGGAAAGCGAGACCTGTCATGGTACATTGTAGTAACATAAGGGGTCATTAGGCTTACTCTATTCTGATGTAGATTATACAGAAGGTGTTCAGATAGCTCCTCACAGAAGAACTCTAGTTGCTCTATATTAATCTCTAGTTTAGGATAATTTATAATGCCTACTTCCCAGCCATCTTCTCTGTATGAAGAACCGCATATGAACTGAGTCTTAGTTATCCTGACAGGAATAAGAGGTTTTCTCTGGTCTTGAAACTTTTCAATACTTGACCTTAGCTCAGCCTCATCAAATTCAAGCTTTGTGTCTTCATTTACAGAACCTAAGAATATTTTACACTCATAAGTTTGATATGTTCTAGTCTTCATAATTAATTCCGACCATGTCAAAGACCTCTTTTCTGAAATTGGCATACTCTTCGGTGTTTTCTTCGAGATATTTTGCCAAGTTCACCTTACCTTGAATTTTATCTCCATTGGGAAGCTTGAGCCATGCACCAGCCTTTGAGATGAGCCCAAAGTCAATCATTAAGTCTGCCATCTCCATTTCTTTCCAGATACCTTTGCCATATCTAATATGACTTTCTACTTTCTGTCCCGGAGGCCCGATAGCCGAGGTAGTAATTTGCCAGTGCACAGTTTGCCCTATCTGCGTGTCTCCTTGCATCAAAGGAGTTGAGTGGCTTGCATGAAGCTTAACATCGACCTGATATTTCAATGCCGAACCAGACTTCTCCACTTTTGTTTTTCCTCTTCCAAACCTCTGCATGTTAGCCATAAGGTGCGTTATTCCGACCACAGTTACTCTATTGATAGGAAGCGCATTAGATATTCTTCTGCAGAACTTGGCGAGTACCTTTTGAACACTCATAACTTGAACATCCTCTAGGTTTCCTGTAAGTTCAGATTCACTTGATAGAGCAGAAAATGAATCTACAATGGCTAGAGCTCCCGGCTGAGTATGAACAATATTATCAATAATGCTCAAGTACTTTTCGGCGGATAAGATATTGCCTTCTGTTGAGCCAATAATCTGCATCTTTTCCGAGTCTAGCGTAAGGTCTGTGATACCTTCTAGGTCTCTCTTTTTAAGCCGCCCTTCTATGTTGGCATAATAAATTTTTCTCTCATAATGTTTCTGGGCATTAGCACAGAAGGTTAGAGCTGTCACTGTTTTGCCGACCTTCTCTGGGCCAGTCATAATAAATAATGAACCTTCAGGCACGCCTCCACCAAGAGCTATATCTAGCTTCGGACCGACAGACAAGACTTCCAAAGGTCTCTCTGTTATTGAGGCGGGATCATGAAGGACATTACCATATTCTTTGATAATGTCTTTACTCATCCAAATCCCTTAACTTAGAAATAATTGATTTCTTCTTATTGTTTGTTTTGTGTTTTACTTCTTTTGCGTCATTGATATTATACTCGGTACTCTCCGGCCTTTCAATGACTTGCTTTACTTTTTCTTCAATTATTTTTTTTAGAAAGGGTGATCTAAGAGAATAAGTAGACCAACACCTTTTATCTCTGAGGGCGGCAACAATTGCTTCTTCGCCATAATCTTTAATAAGCTTGTTAGCTAGAGTGATTTGATACTTGTAGTATTTGCACCAATCTTTATCTTCCCAGAACTTCACAGGAAGTTCTTTCTTTTCCTTCTGCGCTTTTTTCTCGCATACGAGCTCCGTTATGTATTGAGATCCGGAGACCCAACCATTAGGACTGTAGCGAGAGGGGTAGCGACTTTTTTCACTTCTATTTTTTGCCATTGCTTTTTATGCTATGAATGTTAGGGTGTCCGCTTTCACTGCTGGATTTGCCTCTCATGGAGTCTACTCTCTGAGAAGTGGCTTCAGTCATGATAGCGACTCCGCGATTTCCATTTACTGTTGTATTTATTGTGGTATGAGTTTCCGATTCTTCTTGATGCACTTCAATATATGCCGAAACTAATTCCAACTTTCTTCCGAGCGCCTGAGCAATCGAATCTGCGCTCATGCCATTATCGGACATTCCCTCAATAGCATATTGCTCTGTCTTACTTAGTTTCTTTGCACTTGATAACTTAGCCATCTTTAATAACCTCTTTCTGCATTGTTAAGCCATGCGGCGTTTTTTGTTTTTAAAAAATTCAAATATTTGTCAAATACTTCCTTGCCAGTTTCTTGAAACGTCCATTCAGGTCTGCCAGCATGTCGCATCTGCTTGCCAGACTGACCTTCCGAATAAAGGCCAATTGGATTGTATAGCCTACCATATCGACCACGTTTAACGTAATACTTTTGTCTAGCACCTACTGTGACAGCCTTAGCATAAGCGTCATTCGACTCTTCCTTGTCCTCTTCTAGCCTAGGAAATCCTGAATCGTCCTCAAAGTCATGCCTACCATATATCGTATATATAGTAGTTGCCCTTGTATTGTCTTCTTCTTTTCCAGAGTCAATTTTATGAAACATTACTTGCCCTTCTTTCTTCTTTTCTTTTTCCCAGAGTCTTTTGTCCACTTAGGAGAAGACGATGGCTTATCTATTTTTTGCATGCCATCTGAAAGCTTCTCAGACAGAGTATCTTTTGTTTTTGTTTTTTGTTCTCGCATCATGTCCTCGACTTTATTCTTGCCGAACTTTTTACTTTGCTTGTCTGCATAATGGCCTAGAGTCTTGGCCTCAGATAGCGAGTAGCTATAACCTCCATAGATATTGTCCTCTCCATAATCTCTATGGACAGGCTTTATTTTATTGCAACAAGGACACTTCTTTTTGTCCTTATACTCAGACCGATGACAAAAGATAGACCATTTATGGTCGCATCCGTCACACGCATAGCTATATTCTGGCATTATGAAACCTTAAAAAACAATAGTAAGACCTATATACTATTGTACCAGCAAACAGCTACTTAGTGTGTTCAAACTCGTGTAATTTTCTAAGAATTCTTGCAACAATGCCGCTGCGAATGATATCAGAGTAATCTAATTCGCATATCCCCACTCCCTCAACAAGCTCTAGAGTGTCCATACATCTTTCAAGCCCTCCGCTAGCATCTCCTAAGTCGCTTTGCTTGAGATCTCCATTTATAATAGCCTTAGAACTTCTTCCTATTCTAGTTACAAACATTTTTATTTGTTCAAAGGTAGCGTTTTGGGCTTCATCTAGAATCATAAAGCAGTTATGAAAGTTTCTTCCTCTCATGTATTCTAATGGGCAAAGCTCTATCGTTCCATTCTCCCTCAACGTTTCCACTCTAGTAGCGGTTAGATACATATTCATCTCTTCGATGATAGGAACTAGATAGGGATTTATCTTTTCAATAAGAGTTCCCGGCAGATGTCCAAGCCCTCGCCCAGATTCTACGACAGGTCGAGTTATGATTATTTTCTTTACTTTTTCTGACATCAGATATTCACATGCCAAACCAACAGCAACGCTCGTCTTGCCAGAGCCCGCAGGCCCTGAGCAAAACGTCACGTCTGAGTCTTCCATCTCATCTATATAGAATTGTTGATTGTCGGTCTTTGCCTTTAAGGACTTTCGTCTTTGAGGCCTTTGGTTTTGGTCAGATACTTTTTTTCTTCTTGCCATTAATAACCTTTTTTTTGTTAACCACTACACAGTCCATGAGCGGCCTCAGTTGGGAAGCTTCCATCATAAGAAGGAGGGTAACATTCGCATTGACAGTCTCCACTAGAAGAGAAGCCCCAATCAGTCCCATCCCACATATAGACACAGTTGTCAGTATCATTGCAAGTTGGCTGTCCTCCGCTAGGATCTGTGCAGCAGGCATCAATATTCACGAATACCGTCCATGCAGATACAGTGAGGCTAGTGATATTATCTATCGTCATTGACGAACTTTGATAAGATTGATCAAAAACATACCTGTCACATAGTTTTGTAGCTCCTCCGTCTGCACAGACATAGTTCGCGACGAAGCTCCCATATTCGGATTGATGTTCTTGAGGGATATTCTCAAATATTGTGTTAAAGGGGCTATCGTCACCGGGGCCAGTGAGGTTTCTCTTCATACATTCTAAAACATCACCTGTTGCCTCTGTCAAGCCTTTAACCCATACCGTCCAACCACAACAATCTCCACTCCATTCTGGTTCGTAACTTTCTCCACTTGCTATGACAAACAGATTGCTTGGTATCGAACCTGATGCCATTTCCTCTTCAAATTGTTTCGCTGCAGTGAATTCATTACATCCAGTTATAACAAACTTATTCTGAAGACCAAACGGGTTGGTAGAATTAGTGATATTACTCCAAGCTGTCTTATACTTTGCTCCTGCATTGTATCTAAAAGCACAATCGCAAGGATCATCAGGTGAATTCACTAAGATGTGCGTGCCAGCTGAAAGAAGGGTAGAGATCTGAACATTTCCATATTCGTCTTTATAACAGCTATAGAGTTTTCCGCTTTTTGCTGGATTACATATAGCACCTTCATAAAACCAGTCTGTAGCACCTGAAGGAGGAATTATCCCATCGGAGCACCATACTCTATTCCCAATGTCATTGATATTGGTTCCTACAAAACTAAGAGAATGTGCAAAGGTGCATCCTGTGCCAACTGCATTGACCATTGTACTGGGTGGTCCACATGGGCCAGTCGGTTGTAATCTTGGGCCTCCAGCGCCTTTGTTGCGGTATGAGAACTCGTCGAATAGCTGGACTTTTCTTTTATTTCCGGGATCTTCGAAAGTGCCGCAATCTCCGCCATATCTTACTCTATTTGTTTCAGTATTTGTTGTTCCCGGACTTAGGTCTTCCGGTACAGACGCGCCTCCTCCTGAAAATGGGTCGTCGCCATGACTTTCTGTTAGTGCTTGAGGCACATAAGGATTTACGTTAGCAAAAGTAGTTTGTATCCAATAGCCACTTTTACCGTCATGATTTCCTTGGAACACATGCATATGTTTTGAGTAATCATCAAGTGAGGACTCGGAGCAATTCTTTGTTAGATGACAACCAAGTGTGCTTACCAGATTATCGCATTCACAGTTATCTACAACTGTTGGTCGAGGCATGTTAGGAAATTGAGG